TTAAAAGTTCATATGTGATTGGCCGCCCTTATCAGGATGCGGCGGGGCAGAGCTTACCTTATTTGGATTACTAACGGTTCTAACAAATGTCTCATGGGTTACGAAGGTATGGCTGCATTCCAGATTTTGGCACTGGATATATCTTTCTTTCGTTGTAGTCGAAATTTGAAAGCTGCTGCGTGTATGCCCTGCACTTCCGCAAAGCGGGCAAATCATCATTTCTACACCCTCGATAATCACATATGAGAAATAATGATACAGGAATAATCCAATTTGTGAAAACATCATTCCATATCGAGATCAGCAATTTTTACCTCTAGTTCCAGAGATGTTGTATAGCCGCTCTCAGCAATAGTGTTTGTAACGGTTGTAATCGTCCATTCCGCCTCGTCTATCGGCCCCTTAAATCCGCTGACCCTTACCGGCAGCTCCGGGAACAGATCGCCGCGCCCCTTAGCCAGGGTAATTGAAAATGCTGCCGCCCCGCGCTGTATACGCCCCCATGTCATTTTGGCGGCCCGTTCGGCATTGGCTTTGTTGGCATAGGTGCGGCTCAGAACCTTTACGTTTTCATCGGTCCCTATCAGATATTCACCCTGCTTAGGCTCCGGGGCTTTGGTGGGTTTGGCGGCAGCTTTACGACGGCGGCGGCGTTTTACCTTTACCTCCTGCTTTTTCTTTGGCTCTTTGGTATGCAGCCAGCTGGCAACCACGCCCGTATAGGCTCCGCGATCGGCCATGCTGAACCGGTGGCCGTCACCGCTTGAACGGGTAATCGTCATAACAGGCAGCGGCTTACCGCTGGCCGTCACGCCCTGACCCTGGCGAATAAATATGAGGTTACCGTTTTTTACTGACGCGATAGCGCCATACTGGCGGGCCAGTCTCATCAGAAACGACCCGTCAGACTCATTGGTCTGATCGATATGGTCCACCGGCTGCCCTGCCATATCGTCACCAATTGCCTGCTGCAGTTTGTGCCTAGCGGCCATCTCGCTGACGACCGCCCCGACAGTGGTGTTATGCCATGATTTTTCCCGCTTGATGTTCAGTGTGTTGCGAAAGTCAGCCGAACGCGCGCGAATAGTTAACCTGTCCGGCGCACCTGAGTGCTCGATTTCGTCTACCGTAAATTGCCCCTTCACATAGAGCGGCTCGCCCTGCCAGCCGATCGCCAGTGACAGCACCGCTCCACGGCGCGGCATCATTAACAGTCCGTCAGCATCATCCAGCTCCAGATCCAGCTGGTCAGCCTCAAACCCCCTATTGTCCGTGTGCGTCAGCGATATCAGCCGTGGCTCAATCGTAGTTGTTATGTCCTTATTTTCGAGCGTGACGCGGAAAGCCGGTATCAGTCCGGTTCCTTCCATCCATGAGAAACCTGTCATGACAATAAACCTCCGGCCATCGAGATTGCAGAATCCTTAAGCTGGGTAAGCTGCCCCGACAGATCGCCCAGCATATTATTCAGCGACTCATCCACCCGTTTCAGGGTGATAGTGAATTCAATCTGTCGCGCTGCACCATCACTGAATAATTCGCGTTTAGTCTGGCTGATGCTCTCTATAACAAACATGCCGTAAATCGTGCCGCTACCCTCAATAAGGGGCCATGCCTTACCTGTCTCCGCCATCTGATCCAGCGTCAGCATCGAGAGATTGCCGCCAGTAATGGCAGGCATCAGCGTGCCGTTCAGCGTGATAGTGTCCGTATCAGGTCCCACAAACTGCAGCACTGGCCGGGCGTTAACCCGGCTGTTGCTGGCGTGACGCCACTGGCGCTGCAGCTGCAGCTCCTGATACGGGATTGTTTTCAGTGTGAAAACGAATAACCCCAGTACCATCATCATTCGAAGTCTCCCCTGTCTGAAAAATTACTCCGCGTGCGCGCACTGGCCCGGCGTTCACGTTCATCAAGTTGCCGCGCCACCTCGCGGGCTATGTCGTTAGCGCTTTGCCCGGGCTGGGCATAAATGCTGATTGGCGCGTGAATACTGACGGGCTGAGTGATCACAGGCGCAGACGCACGGCGCGGCATTTCCTCCCGGTATTCCACGGCGGGAAGGCTGAACGGGTGCAGCGGCTTCGGCATGGCCGCAGCAGTTGGTTGTGAAACGCTGCTGAAAGCAAACGCAGCTGCAGCAGCCAGCGATGCAGTCCGGCGGCGGCTGGTTATACTGGCGGGTCCGTTTACGATCTCCGGGCCATTCTCACCCACCACGCCCCACTGGCCGCGAGGGATCACGCCACCATTATCATGGAATCCTGCAAACCCCGGCATTCCGTAACCGGCATACGGTGAACCTCCGGCGGGAAGAGTAACCCGGCCATCACTGCTTACCATGGCGGGCTGCTGCCGGGTAATCTGCTCGGGCAACTTCGCTTTTGCCGCCTCCTGGCTGACAATCCCCAGCTTTTCCAATAACCATGAAATGCCGGATTTCAGCGTTTCCAGCGGGTGCATAACCATATTCAGACCGTCAGCCAGCGCCTCACCAAACTGCCGCCCCATACCCGCCGCACTCTGTAACTCCTGTGATGTTGATTTAACCGGCGTCAAAAGGTCATTAAACCAGCCCCACAGCGCCTGCACTTTATCGCCTATCCACTGGAACACTGGCCGCAGCGGCTCAAAGGCTTCGCTAATCGGTGCGGCCGCAGCCTTAAAGCCTTCAACCACGCCACCCAGAAACGCCTTAATCGGCTTCCAGTATTTCCAGACAACCAGCGCCGCCCCGGCCAGCGCAGCCACAACCAGCCCGATCGGGCTTAACAGCACGGTCAGCGCCCCGGAAATAAACATTAACCCGGTGCGAAGCAGCGCCAGCGGTGACGTGACCAGCCACAGCAAAGAGCGGCCCAGCCCGGTTAACGCAGCCCGACCGGCGGCCAGCGGATTGAGCATGGCCCATACCCCACCACGCAGCAGCGCCAGCGGCCCGGAAACCACGCGGGACGCAGCGCCCCCCATGATGGACAGAGACGATCCCAGCGAGGAAATTGGACCTGATAGCGCACGCGAGGCGCTGGCGTTACGCGCAAATCCACCTGACAGCAGTGTAAGAGGTGATTTAGCCAGCCACAGCAGGCCGTTACCCAGCCCCTGCGCAGAGCTGAGCAGACCCGGCAGAACACGAATTCCCAGCGTACTCATGCCGAGGCGGACCACGGCAAGCGGCCCAATAATTGCCGCCACGGCGACCATCAGCGTACCTAGTACCACCGTTACTGCAGCAACTGCGGCGGCTACCTTTACCAGCGTTCCCGCAAGCTCAGGGTTTTCCTCAACCCAACGGCGTACTACGCCAGTAATCTGGCGAATATCACTCATGAGTTCCATTAATGGAGGGCGTAAGCTTTCTCCCAGACCGCTGAGAACGTTACTTGTCCCGGCCTTTGAGAGCATCCATTGCGCTGACAGGCTGTCTTTGTTGATATCGGATTCTTTCTGCATTGAGCCAGTAGACGCAGCACCTTTTACCAGACCTAACTGGCGATACAATTCCCCCATGTTGTTAGCCAGCTTTGCGGCATCATCGCCAAACTCTTTGCCAAACAGCTGCGTAAGAACGTTCATCTGTTTGTAATCAGGCAGGCGTTTTACCATCTCCAGCACCCGGATAATGGTTCCCATTGAGTCTTTCGCCATGTCCTTTTCAAGCTGCGCAGGCTTTAGCTTCAGCGCGTCCATGCCGTCCATAAAGCGATCGCTCTGCATACTAGCAATCGACAGTTCGCGCACCATCGCATTGGATGCACTGGCGGCAACTTCCGGCGCTGCGCCGAGGGTCAGGAATGTTGACCCCAGCGCAGCAGCTTTGCGAAAGTCCAGCTTGTCAGCCACGCCCCCCATGCGCTGCATCACGTTGATAATGTCCGCACCTTTCGATTTCGCGTTATCGTCGAGGTAGTTGATCACATCGCCCAGGCGCTCAATCTCATTTGTTGGGACCTTATACAGCCCGGCAATTTTCCCTAAATCCTCAGCCAGCTGATCGGCGGGTAACTCAAACGCGGTTGCAGCCTTTGCCGACACGGATGCAAAATCAAGCAGCTCTTTTTTCAGCTCCGCCCACGTTTTCGCATTTTCACCGATACCCATACGCGCGCCGCCTTCAACCAGGGCAGCGTAATCGACGGCCCCGTTTTGCAGCGGCAACTGCTCGCTGGCCGTTTTGATGGCGGCCTGCAGCTCATAGAATTTCGTGGTGCGGTTGCCTTTATCGTCCCGCAGCCCGTTTACCTGTTTAGCCACGCCTTTCATGGCATCTTCCAGGCTGGCATAGCTTTTAACCGCCGCCACAACCGGCGCACCCATGCCCACCCCTGCAGCGGTCATTGCAGCACCTGCACCCGCTACCCTGTCGCGCACTTCCAGCGTTTTGCTGTACTGCTCGCGGGCAGCGTTCATCTTCCTCTGCTGCTCACCAACACGCCGCAGCCGGGCTTCCTGATCAGCCAGCTGGCGATTATATTTTTCGGTTTCGCGGGTGATACGTGCCGTGGCGCTGGCCCCGTCGTTAGCGGATATCCCGACCCGGTACAGTTCTGCGCGAACCTGCCCGGCTTTTTGCTGTAGCCTGCCGTGGCGTTCCTCAAGCCGCTGCACTGCCAGCCGCTGGCGTTCCAGCGCCACAATCTGCCGTTGTGACGGCGGGCCCATCTGGCCCAGCTCATTACTCAGCATACTGGCGCGCTGACGGGCATAGCTCAGCCGATCGCCCAGCTTCTGGCTTTCTGCCTGCAGCTTGCGGTATCCGTCCAGCTGCGAGCTGGTCTGGTTAATCTGTTTGAGGGCGTCGCGGGATTTTTTGACGGCGGCGGCCAGCTCCTGAGTGCTGGCGCGCGCCTGTTTAAAAGGTCGGGTGAGTTTGTCTACCGCGTTTAAAACCACCTGCAGGCGCAGGTTGCGATCACTCATCGGTGGCTCCGCTTCTTAAAATGGCCTTGTGCCGCCACTCCAGAACCTCCGTCAGCGTCATGTCAGCCGTGGCGGAGGGCGGCCAGTGAAATACGGTGGCGATATCCGCCACCAGGTCTTCTATGGTCAGCTCTGCGGGAAAGCTGACATCGCCGACTTCGGCAACAAAAAACTGACCAGCTCCAGCGACAGCTGTAGCAGATCGCACGGCTCCAGCATCATTATCTCTGCACGGGTCAGCGCCGGGGTGGTGACGCGGGGAAGTACCAGCATCATCGAATCCACATCCATATCCATCAGCGCCTGGAGGCGTGCGCCACGCAGCGCCCCGGAGTTAGGCTTACGCACAACGATTTCTGTAATGGTGGTGTTACCTCGCACAATCGGCGCATCAAGCGTTACGTTGGCTTCGTTTTTAATTTCAGGCAGTACGTTTTCCGGCTGTTCGTTTTTTTCGTTTTTCATGATGAGTCCGCGTTAAAAAAGAGTGAAGAGAGAAGGCGCGGCGAGCCGCGCCATAAATTACAGACCGATGGCGGCGCGGTGCGCTTCCATCAGATCCACGCCGTCCACGATGTGCACCATATTCACCAGGTCCACTTCATAGATGACTTCGCCGTTGATAGTCAGCTTTGCGTAGCTATTGGTGCTGCTGACTTTGATGGTGCTGCTGTCACCCTGCTTATGCGTGCCGGAATCCAGCTCTTTATGGCGGCCACGTACAACCAGCTCCACCGCCTGCACTTCACCGGTATCATCGCGCTGGATGGACTCGGCAAAGCGCAGCTGCACGCCGTCCACAGTGGTTGCTTTCAGCTGCTTAAAGAGCAGGGCCTCAGTGCCTCCGATCTCAAATTCAGTATCCAGCGCGCCATCGTCCAGGCCCATGACGACATCCACCGCACCCGGCATACCGCCGCCACGGAATTTTTCAAACTTCTGCGTGAATTTCGGCAAGGTCAGGGACTCCACAAGACCCATGTAGTTTTCCCCGTCGTTAAACAGGTTCAGGTATTTAAGTTTGCGTGGCAGTGCCATTTTTTCCCCTTAGCCTTTTACCTGGCTTGAAAAGTCCATCAGATAACGATCGGTGATGCGCTGGCGCAGCATCAGGTTTTCCAGCGGCGGGACTGGCGTGTAGTCATAGTCCAGCATCAGCTGACCGGCCTTGAGGGTGTCTTTATCGTTGACCGAATCATCCAGCCAGCAATCGCCGCCGAGCAGATAACCCTGATTCACCAGGTTGCGAATTTTGGCGCGGATACCTTCGATAATGTCGCGGGCCAGTGAAGGCGTCAGCGGCTTATCTACCGCCCACATCTGGCCTTCTGCCATTGTGTCCATCAGCACCTGTGCGGTGCGGGTGTAGTTCTCAAACGCGAAAAGCGGATCGTCACTCAGACAGCGGGAACCCCAGAAGCGGAAACCATCACGGCGGATCAGCGTGGTGATATCGTTCTGATTCAGCAGGCCCGCATCGGTTGCCGGGTCCTGCAGATCCCAGAACACGTCCGCAGAAATACCCGTCACGCCATTTACGCCAACGTTAGACAGGGATTTGTGCCAGCCCGTGTCGTTGTCGATTTTGGCGCGCAGGCCGAGGGCGCGGGCGGTGGCGTATGCCGTCGCCTCTGCGTTCGTGGTGGTGTCCCAGCTGACAAAATCAGGCCAGATCAGCATCCCCTCGCGCTGGCTGAAATTTTCTCGATAGGTGATAGCTTCCTGAATGGTTTTACAGCCGTACGCGGTGAGGTAGGCAAAGCCGCGCAGGGACTGCGCCACGTTCAGCAGCTCCGTGGCGACCGCTTTAGTGTCATGGCCCGGCACGCCGAGAATGCGGGGCTTAACGCCGAGCTGGCTTTGTGCAGCAAGAAGGGCTTTCATGCCGGTGCGGCGGCCCTCAGCGGTCACGCCGCCGATAATGTTAGAGGTGGTTTCTGCTTCGGTTTCGCCCTGCGGGACGCGGACAACAACCGTAACCGGCTTTGCCTGATCGCCGATAGCGTCCAGTGCGCGGGCCAGCGTGCCGCTTTCGCCTGCCTTGCCGCTTGCCGTCAGTACGTCAGTCAGCAGAACGGGCTTATTCAGCGGGAACGCGGCGGCGTCGGCATCGTCAGCCGTACAGACCATCCCGACGATGGCCGTACTGACGGTGCTGATCGTGCGCGTGCCTTCGTTAATCTCCTGCACGCGGACGCCGTGGTGATATGAATCCTGAGCCATATAGTTTCTCCAGAGAATGGGTCAGGACCATGTTGCAGGCATCACGCGGTCAGGTCAGTTGGTGCGAGTTGTATGGTCTTTAGCACAACATGAGGAAGAGAGGCAGGAGAGGAGAGCGTATCGAGCAAGGTCACTTCTGACCGTGCTGCAGTTGATGGCCAGCACGGTCACAACTAACTGTGCGTGCCGGTATCATGACAGTAAAAACCCCGCAGCGCGGGGTTGTTTTTATTGCGGTTGCTCCGGCCAGATGATATCCGGCGCGGTTGCCGTGTCGATAGCGGTGAGCGCGTCCAGATAATCAAGCCACGCCGTAAACGTTGCTTTCTCTGCTGTGGATAGCCGTTTTAACGTTAGCTTTGATGGCCACTGCTGACTATTGATATAGCCGTTTGCTGCTGCGATACGTCGAAGCTTTTCATCGTCTGCCAGCATCTGAAACTCTTCCCTGGTCAGCGGCGGGATATCCGCCCAGCACGGCAGACCATCCTCACCGGCGATCCGCTGCTGTCCATCTGGCGGCACGGCAATAAACTCGCTGGCTAGCTCATCAGATACCAGTACGGCATCATATGGCCATACGTTTTGCGCCCGGTAATCACCTTCTTTTTCGGATAGATAAAATGCGTTATTTATAGCGCTATAAAACATAATTAAACCCCTGTTGCTTCCCAGAAAAATGAACTTGCCCCAGCGGTCATTTGACCATCTTGCAACTGAAAGGCTGTAGCCTGAAAACCGATATTATTAACAATGCGATCATCAAGAATAATGCTTTGCATTGCTGTCGGTGCCGTACTTTGACGGTAGCCAAAAAGGATAGTAAATGGCGGCTGCGAATAAGCGACGGGGTAGTTAACAGTAACAACTCCACCCGGTCCAGGAGTTGCGCGCCCCCATTGCCTTACATTCCCTCCGGGTAATCTTTGAATACCCGTAGGACGTAAATCTGACGCGAAGTAGGACATATCAGGAATCTGTCCCGCGCCAGCGCCAATTGAGCGTTTTGCCGCCTCACCCAGCCCAAGATACGAATGCAGCCCGGCGACGCTTCTGCCTGCCAGCGCCGACAGGGTGGCGTCCAGTGGCTGTTTGCCCGCCAGAGCATTGACCATGTTTGCCGCAAAACTCGGGTCGTTCCCCAGCGCGTCGGCCAGTTCTTTCAGCGTGTCCAGCGCCGCCGGTGATGACGCAACGAGAGACGAGATAGCCTGGCTGACTGCCTGACTGACGTAATCACGGGTTGCCAGCCTGATGACCTGACTTGACGGGCTGTGACGCATATACGGCGTATCTACACGCCCCGCCTCAAATCCCGCTGCGGACGCATAATCGGCGGTCAAAACAGAAAGGTAAGCCACAAGACCGGCAATGTTTTTACCTGCCAGCGCCGACAGAGTTGCATCCAGTGGCTGTTTGCCCGCCAGGGCTTTAACCATGTTTGCTGCAAAACTCGGATCGTTCCCCAGCGCATCAGCCAGTTCTTTCAGCGTGTCCAGCGCCGCCGGTGATGACGCAACGAGAGACGAGATAGCCTGACTGACTGCCTGACTGACATAATCACGCGTTGCCAGCCTGACGATCTCATTTGTAGGACTCTGCCGGATATAAGGGTATTCCTTTCTCCCCGCCTCAAACCCTGCTGCTGATGCATAATCACCGGCCAGCGCGGAGAGCCATTCCATAATCCCGTTAACATCCTTACCTGAAAGCGCCGTTAACGTGTCATTGAGCGGCTGCTTACCCGCCAGTGCATTGCTGACAACTATCATCGCGTCGTCGACATATTTCCGGGTTGCCAGAATAACCGACGGGTCGATTTTCAGCGTCACGGCCTCTGTGCTGCTGACGATCAGCACCATACGGATAACCTGCGTCCGTCCCGACCCCTCAGCCAGTAGCGGCTTATAAGTTTCGGCACAGTTGGCAACGGCAATCATTTCCCCCGCATCGTCATACAGTCCGATTTCACGTATCCACCAACCCCCCTCGTTTTCCGGGATCACCTGCTCTGCAATGATCTGGCTCAGGTTTTGCGGGTCGACCGTCAGCGAATTAAGGCCGGCACGTCGCCGCTCGTTAACCAGCTTTGTCTGTGAGGGGGACGGCGTGGGCAGCGTACCGCCACCATCGCCAACCCCCATCTGTGTCAGTTTCAGCTGAACCCCCAGCGCCGTAGCCTGCGCCAGCTTCGCTTCTCCGCGCGTGGTCAGGTAGGCAAAGAATTTTTGCGCCATGTTATACCCTTACAGTGTCAATAATATGGACCGCGCCGCCTGTCAGGACTGCGCCGCCCACCTCAATAGCTTCCGGCGTGTACGGATAAACCGTCAGGGTTTCACCGACATAACATCCGGCCCCCTGACTGATCACGCCGTTTACCTGCAGGTTGATACTCATGCCCAGCATGTGCCTGCTGCACGGTTTCGCGTCACTTATCACGCGCTCCAGTTCGGTATAGGTTTCTTCCGTTATGCCCTGGTCCTGTACGCCCACATCCAGCCGGAATGTTCCGGGCACGTCTCCGGTTTTCCACCACTCAATAACCCTGATCAGGAAACCAAACGGCTGCACAGCCCGACGAACGGCGCTGATGGTCCCTTTATGCTGATGGATAAAAAATGCATCCCGGACCACCTGACGTTTCACATCCTCCGCCCAGCTTTCGTCCCAGCGGTCAACGGAGAACGCCCAGGCCAGATAGGGCAAAAATTTCACCGGGCAGGTGGCAGGGTTCCACAGATCACGCAGCGGCACATTCAGCCCGGTGATATCGCTGCACGCGGCGGCAAGGCGGCGCTCCAGTGCGGACGATCCCGGTGGTAACAGGCTATTCATCCGTACCACCTTTCAGCACAAACCAGCTTTCGCACCACGCGGCCTGGGTTTTATCCAGCACCACATCCTGCGCCGGGCTTGCCAGTTCCACGCGCTGCACACCCTCAACGTGCAGCGCGCCATAAATGGCGCTGCGCCGGATATCACGTCCCAGCCGTGCCTGGCTGGCGATATACTTTTCAATCCGCGCGCGGGCGGCTGCAAGAATTGGCTCCGCTTCCGGTCCGGGGTAGAAATACAACGTGGCGTTAATCTCATAGGGCACGATCACCGCACTCTGCACCGTCACGCGGTCCGCCACAGGACGAATACTTTCATCGTTAAGCGCCGTATCCACGACGGCCAGCAGATCGGCAGGTGCAGCGCCGTTCCCGTCGCGGTTCAGTACCGTTATCACCACTGTTGCAGGGGCGGGACTGGTTGCCGACACATCAGCAACACGCCCGTCTGCGCTGCGTGCATGGAATTCATAAGCCGCTGTAGGCCCGGCCACGGACAGGCCCTCAAATGCCTGCGGTACACGCCGCCGTAACTCGTCGTCGGTTTCCATCACCGCCGCGACCGGCGGCACGGCGTTATCATCGGCAGGCGTGACAACCAGACGCCCGACGCCGTAGTTAGCAGCCAGCTGATCCAGATCGCTGCTGAGTGCATAGGCCACCATGACAGCCTGGGCGGCCTCGTTGATGCGATGGCGTAAGAGGATTTCGCGGTAGGTATTTTCCTGCAGCAGCTTCACCACCGGATCGGACTCCAGCGCCAGCGTGCGCCGTGCCGCGTCCTGTTCGTCAGCCGGATAAAGCGCGATAAACGCCGCCTTACGCACGGCCAGCAGGGTTTCAAAGTCCGGCACATCGACAATTTCCGGGGCGGGAAGCTGGGAGAGATCGACTGAACTCATACGACTGCCCCCACGTCTACCGAAAGGCTGAGAGGGGCGTTATCTGCACGGTAGCCCGTCAGGTTAACAACCATTTTGCCGTCCATGCTCGTTTCCGTAGTCACGCCCGTCAGCCTGATACGTGGTTCCCAGCGGCACAGGGCGCTGTATGTTGCCGCCATGACCTGCAGCCGGGTAACGGCATTCTGCGGCTGGTCTATTAGTTCAGCCATCAGCGAGCCGTATTCCCGGCGCGCCAGGCGTGAACCGACCGGCGTCACGAGAATATCGCGCACAGACTGACGAATATGATCGACGTCCGTCAGCACGCCGCCTGTCTGCGCATTCATACCCAGATACATCATCAAGCTGGCCCTCCCGTTAAACTGCCGCCACTCTGAACGCCGTTATGTTTATGGCTGTGCACTACAACGCCGTTTGAACTCATCGCCCCGCCGGACTGCGTGACCTCACCGTTGATCACGACCTCGCTGTTGATACGTGTCCGGGCTGCTTCAACGACAAACTCGCCCGTTTTTGCCTGGATGCTTTCTGGCGCTTCTAAAACAATCTTTGCCCCGGCTTTTAGCAGGTAGCGCCCGGTTTCCGGCTCGTACTCAATCCAGCCGCCGTCCGGGAACGTCGTTACCTGCGCATCCTCAGATACCGAGGGCGGCGGGTTGTCGTTTGAGTAAATGGCCGGAAGCACAAACGCAGTAGTGAGATCGCCGCCGATGGACAGCAAAACAACCTGCTCACCCACAGACGGCCGCCACCATGTCTTTGACCTGCCAGCCCGCATCGTCAGCCAGTTCAACCACGTCGTCTGCAGTTCGCCGGTCTGCACGCGGCACTGCCAGTTTTCAGCGTCCACCTCAATTACCACTCCGGAGCGGATGAGATTAAGGAGAAGCCGATAAATTTCATTAAAGTTTGTATTCATCCTCTAAAAATATCCCTTTTTAGATAACGGGCCATTTCTGGCTCTTGTGCCATCAATGGCACAAAGGGTAAGATAGCTTTCTTAATGAGAGGAATATTTATGAAATACACTAAAGCTGATTTGCTGGCAGCAATAAAAAAAATCAACAATATTGAAATAATAGATGAGGGAGACTCAGGGAATGACACCATGTTTTTACGAATACATAAGAGATTGTTTATTTTAGGGTTTGGTGATGATTATGAGCCAGAAGATGTCGGCGATACCAATAATATTGGGTCATTAGTAAAGGCAGATTTTGCGCTTTCAGGGATTTACGAATCAAAGGAAGTGGAAAATGGTGCTTTAGGTCTGCTAGATATCTTTAGAATTGTCAATCATGTAAATATGAAATCAAGCTTTCCCGCAATTATTAACTATAGAGAAGGTACAAGTCTTTTCGAGATCGAAGTTCGACACCTCTCTTTTGTAAATAGTAAAAATCATTCTATAACTGGCTCGGCGGAGAATCAATTTTATTTGAATGGTGCTATTTTACTAATGTCAATGGCAAACATGATGGCAATGCAACAATTACAATCAGAAATTGATTTATATTTGACCAATCCTGATGAATATATTAAAAATTGCGCAGGAAAATCAAAATGAAAGAGCAACAGTTAAGGGTGTTTCTTATAACGCTATTTTTTAATATGGTCGTAACTTATTTCATTGGGTATAGATACAAAGACTACTTGAATAATTTCCTTTCCCCTGCCATTTATTATCAGGCTGTTGTTTTTATATCCCTGACTCTACCATTGTTAATCTCATGGGCTTATGGCCATTGCAATAGAAAGGTTATTATTTGGAAGGTCGGTAAGTTTAAGAAAAAAGCTGATAGCATTGATGTATCTTCCCTTGATGAAAGCACAAAGGAGATGTATGAAAAAATAATCAAGCAGGACATACCAACAAATCACGAGATAAAGGATCTATATAATCAAGTTGAGGAGCATTTCAAATAACATAGAAACGAAAAATCAAAAAGATGATTTACATTATCAATATATTTACGCTCACATTGCTTATTATGTCTACTGACAAAAAATTAGCGAGCTAAGTGCTCTATAATCAAGTCGCGGACTATTTCTTCGGATGCGTCAGTTATGCCGAGCAGCTCCCGGCGGGCATAGGTGACTTCCGGCCCGTACTTCCTGACACGATCGCGCAGGCCATAGTGATGCACGCGGGCTATACGCTGCACCCTGCCTTCAAAGGCCACCTCTACAGCGTCGTTTGTAGTCCGGGTTTTGAGGTAGCGGGCGGTTCGTAGTTTGCTGAACATCTGCCGACGGATGCGGCCCGACTTCGCCCGGCCTTTCGCTTTCCGGGGTTCGTAGGCGCTGCCGTCCGGGTTGCGCTGCAGTTTAATATTCTGCTGCTGTTGCTGCCGCAGCTTCATAGCCACATCGCGCATCAGCTTTCGCCGCTGCGCCGTTCCCAGCTGGTTAATCAGTGTCTCCAGCCAGTTATCCAGCTGTTTCAGCTCAGCCATAATGCGCTAACCAGTGCTCATCATGGCTGGCGGGCCCGTCCGGCTCCGCCATTGCCTCCACCGTTGCCACACCATCACGGACCGTAACCAGCACACGCTCCGTCAGCGCCAGATAAATGCAGATATCGGCCAGATCGTTTTTCAGTATCTCCACCTCAAAGCGAAACAGCCTTTCGCGCAGTTCCGGGTTCTGCATGGCGTCTGGCTGGTTTTCCGTCAGCCACTGCAACACCACCGCCATCAGCAGGTTCTGATCGCCACTGAAATCAGTAACGACCATATTCAGGGTGTACTGATACTCCCAGCCAAGCCCCGGCACGCCTGTGCTCACAACCTTTCCGTCGTCAACGAACAGATGCAGAGCGTCCGGGTTAGCACTCAGGTAAGGGATGCTATTCAGCGCCGATCGCAGGGATGAGGGTTTTTTCATGGTATTCCTGACAGTCAACAATCATATCCACCCTGGCCGCACACTGCGCCCAGCCCGTTTCCGCCGCCTCTTTCGCGGCCAGTAATTCGCCGTTATTGGTCGGCCCGCTTGCTGGCAGCTGGCAGCGCGTCACCTTCGGACAGGAAAGCGCGATAACCGGCCGCTCCGGTAATTGCGGGGCGCTGTTGCAGCCGGATAACATCAGCAGGCAAAGGAGTGTCAGCCCACTTTTTAACGTCAGGGTTTTCATTGGTCAGCCTCTTAATCTGTTCAGCCCGCGCCACTGCAGCAGTGGTGATAGCATCCTGTTCCTGCTGGTAGGCCAGCTGAAAGCTGTCGTTTGCCCTGGCCATCAGGTCAACCGTAGCCAGTTGGCTGCGGGCGCGGCCCAGCTCCGCATTCAGTCCGGTAATATCGCGATCCCTGTCGCTGATATCCCGCCGGGCCTCCCGTAGCTGCCATCCCAGCCATAACGTCAGGGCCAGCAACAGCACACCGACGATCGTTACGCTGCGGGACATGGTTTCGCACCTGCAATCCAGTCTTTAAGCAGCTCAGCCAGCATCCAGCGCATACAGCGAACCAGTACCACGCAGAGCAGGTAAACAACCGCAGTGACAAACCACCCGGAATACAGCAGAGCCGTGACAATGAAAATGCAGCTGATAATCCACCTGGCCGTTTTCCAGCCCGGCAGCGACTTATCCAGCCCGAACATTTTGCAGAGAATTGGCGGCATCGCTTCGCTGCCTGGCCTGACCACACCCCGCTCACAGAACGCGTAAACGATGTAGCCAAAAAATCCGAGCATCAGCAGACCGACTGAGAGAAACGACAGTAAAAATGTGAAACAGGCCGCCGCGCTCATTACCACGCTGCCCGGATGGAAGATTCCCCACGCCAGCGCTCCCAGAAACAGAACATCAATCACCCATGCAATCAGTTTGCTTTTCACAGTGTTACCCCTTTTAAGCACCATGCCAGTTCCCGCACGCGGCGGTTTTCCAGCCCTTTGTTTTTTACCCCGTTGACGTACACCCAGCGCGGAAGCTGGTTGCACGCCTGCCACCACTGATGGCGCTTGAGAAACGTCACCATAGTTGATCGGCAAATTGCCCCCGTACCGACGTTAAACGCCACGCTGACCAGACTGTCATATACCTGCTGCGGCATGGCTACCGGCACACATGCCGCCAGCCTGCGCTCTACATTGAGCACATCGCCGATCAGGTTGCTGGCCGCCTGGTGCTCGTTGATGGTTTTGCCCGGCACCACTCCGGCGGTATGCCCGATCCCGTTAGTCCACACCCCGGCGTCGCACTGGTACGGCGTCAGGCGACAGCCCTCATAATCTGCAATCAGCTGCAGCCCCTGCGGGGAGGTTTTCAGCAGCTCAAACTGTGGCAGCGTGGCAGCGATCGCCAGCACCACACCAATCAGGCAACGCTTAACGATTGACGCGCTCATAAGCCTCCCGGCTGATAGTTCCGGCTTTCAGCAACTGGAACGACTGGTGCCGGTAATACCATGTGATCCCCAGCGCCCCCGTACCCAGCACCATTCCGAAAACGGTTCCCACGTCCTGGATATCCCAGTTACCCAGCCAGGCGAGGAAAACCGCTATCCAATAGGTCAGGGCTGCTGTTACCCGTTCGATAGTCATATTCACTCCCAGAGCTGCACGGTCTGCGCCGTGGAGCTGCTGACCAGCTCAGGCAGCTCCACCTCTAAACCGTGCGGCAGAATGGGGCCAACAGCAGCCAGCCCCGGATTAGCGGCCAGCACCGCTTCTGTCATGCCCAGCGTGCGCCCGTAGTGACGCCAGCAAATTGCGTCTACCGTGTCATACTGCTGCGCCCGGACTTTCATCAGATAAGCTCCACCGTCATGTGTGGCAGGTCCTGCAGGCGGGCGATCGCCCAGCGTGCATCCCGCCACAAATCACCCAGGCCGCTCTCCATTTCGTCCGCCTTTTTGTTCCCCTCCACCGTGCTGTCAAAGTCCCGGTACTTCTCAACCGTCAGCGCCTTTGTCCAGCACCAGACGGCGCGGCGGTACAGCTGCACGCGCTCGCTTTCACCACCAATTTTTTCCGCCGGGACATCAGCCAGGACAGCACAGCCCCGGTCCATTTGTTTCTGGCGAAAACTGAACAGCTCCGCGTTTACCTCAGAAACGGCGGTCAGTGCCTGCTGCCTCAGCCGCTCCGTTGTTACCGTTCCGTCCAGGCGCATTTCACGGCGGCACTCAGCCAGATCGAGATCGGGCCAGAAAAAGGTATTCTGGATAATGTCCTGCGCGCTTTCTTTCACCGGCTCCGGCGAAACAAATTTCATGTTCATTCACTACTCCCTGATGGGTGGGCGGTGGACGGGGTTTTGATGCGGCGTATAGCCTGTCGCCACCCCGTGCCGCCCCGCGCGTGGGCACGTTCGGTTAGCCGCCGTTGACGGCTTTTTTCAGCCGGGCTTCCAGCTGCTTAATTTCTGTTTTCACGCCGCAGTTCATATCCAGCTGCAGGGCGCGCTTGAGATGATTCAGCGCCGCAACGGCCTGATCGTTGTCACGCAGGGCAAACCCCAGCGCCTTGTAAATCCGGGCGCGGGACTGATCCGGCATATCGTGCGACTCAACAAGCTCCAGCGCCTGCGTCAACAGGGCAGCGCTGAACGTTTCACCGCCTGCAAACGCCCGCATAGCGGCGTCGGCAAACTCTTCTGCAATCGCGGTGGCCGTGGTGCGGTTAAATCGCTGGGGCAGGACCCAGCCATGCCGCAGGGCGTGGCTGGCAATCTCCAGCGCACCGGTGTAATTGCCGGTATCGATACGCCAGATAAGAACGAACATCGCCACATCGTCCTGGCGCGCAGAATCCGCTTTCAGCACTCCGGCAACCCAGGCGTCATAGACGGGCAGAAATTCACGTTTCAGGGCAATCTTGCGTTCCGTTCCCTGTACCGTTTTCAGGCGGCGCATGTGCTCGCCAAGCTGCATCAGCATTTTTTCATAGCCGCTGGCCCCGGCTACACTGCCGCCCGGACGGGCGGCCTCCTGTGCCTGGACAAAGCGCGTATGTGCGCGGAATGGGTTCATAATTACGCCTCGCCGCCAGCTGGATTATCTGCGGTCTGCGGTACTGCTGATGCGTTCATGCTCTGCACGACGGTAGCCGCCATTGCCACGATGCGCGCCAGCTGCTCATCTGACATATCCGCCGCTGCAGTCTGCTGCGCCGGGGCGTCTTCGGTTTCCAGCACTTCGATGTTTTCAATCAGGGCCACGCAGTCATAATCCTCGACCACGTAAGCCTCGTTGACAGATTCGAAGTTCTCGATGCGATCGCGCTTCGGATTGTCGATAACCGCGCGGCGGCGGGTTCCGTCCTGCCAGTAAATCGACAGGTTATCCAGACGCGTGATCAGGATGGCGTTAGCCGGGAAGAAAGGAGCCTGCACAGCGGGCAGGCCGCCGATACGCTTCTGGCTGATAATCAGATCTGCGGACAACGCCTCGCTGTTCGGCTGGTCACGGTTGACAATAGGGAAATATTTATCGGCCATCAGCGAACGGCCACAGATAACGACCAGCTCAGTATCGTCCTGGTACCACGGCTCGATTTTCTCGCTGACAGCGCCCATAACCAGTGCGTCGAGGTTTTTAAAATCGCCGCCCTTGCCGATACGCACCGTCTGAGAAATAACGGTGCCATCGCTGCCCACAATCCGGCTCAGTACGCGCACAGCCGCTTCACGGCGGATTTTCTCCAGCCAGCCGATATTGACGTCCTGCAACAGTGGGTAGGTCAGGCGATCAGAGGTCTTTTCCCGGCGCTCACCGTTAAAGCCGATCATGATGCGGTCCAGCGCCTGGCGCTTGATAATCGCGTCACGGATGCGGATCTGGAAGTCTTCAAACTTCGCCCACAGGTCCAGCTTTTCATAGCCCAGCGCGGTATCAAAGTTAGTCTGGGTGCACTTGTAGCCTTCGCCGTCGATATAGGTCGGATCGGTTGGCTCACGCTCTTTTTTGGTAGTGTCTGTGGTTCCGGCCACCGTCGAGCCGATGCCCAGCCCCAGACGCTCACCGGACTGCTCATCCACCGGCACGATATTGATACGCGTCAGGAACGCGGACGACTCCTGAATTTTGGTTTCCAGCGTCTGCGCGATCGATGGCTCAGCGGTGTATTTGGAGCCAATATCGCTTACGTCGATTCCGTTAAGCTTCGCCAGCTGCTGCAGGTAAGCGTTAAAGGCAAAGCGGGTTTTCTTTTTCATCGGGTTTTATGCTCCGTCAGCAGGTGGTTAATTGTTCTGAGCTGCCATTACCGCCGGAAGAGAACGGACGGCGATCGCTGCGGCTGTCTTCCTCGGTTAACTGCTCACGCAGGGTAGAAAGATCGCTTTCTGCCGTGGACAGCTTTTGCTGCATGTCATCCAGGCGCTGGGAAAAATCATGTTTCAGATCGCCGAGGCTTTGTCCGAACTCAGCGACAGATTCAGACAGCGACTGGTGCGCCCCCGCGACCTCTTCAACGGCCTGATGCACATCAGAAAAACGGGCGTCTTCGTCAGCGGATTTACGGGAAAGCAGCGCTTTGATGCTGGCGAAAAAGCTCGGCTTTTCTTCCGGCAGGTCTTCAAATTCGAAGAGGGTTTCTTCGGCAGCGGTAAAGAGGTTGTCGCTGTCCTGTTTGCGACGCGCCAGCGGATTAGCCTCAGCGCTGGCGCTGAACTGCAGCATTTCCGTGCCCAGGCTGGCCGGATCGTCAGTAACAGCCAGACCGACCAGATAGGCTTCCCCGGTGTCGGAAAATTTCGGGTTCACTTCCATTGAGGTGAAGAGTTTCTGTAGCTTCGCGGTCATGGAAATCAACTCGTCGGTCGGGACAATCCAGGCGTATAACGCCATCTTGCCTTTCAGCGGGCCTTCACTAATTTCCTCCGCTTCCAGCGCTTCCACGATGCCGAAACGGCGGAAAGCGCTGTCAGGCGTATAGCCCTTGATGTGCTCCATATTGACTACAGCGGTGTAGACCTGCTGGCTGTAGTTCGCCGCCATCTGGGTCAGCCATACGCGCTCAATGACGCGCCCGTCAGTGGTGGCACCTTCCACCCCAATACGAAAACGCTTTGATTTTTTTGCCATCTGTCCGGCTCCGGTTGTTCTGGACGTGTCGAGAGGCTTTATGTTTGCGTTTCTGGGGAGGGAGAAACAACGCGCGGCCATTGTGGGAAAAATGGCACAACAGGGCGAAGCGGCGCAGGTGAACGCGGGGCCGTAGTCTGACGCCATGAACATGACGACGATTAACCCGGACCTCGACCCGCGAAAACAGGCGATGTTTCTGTATTTCAGCGGTATACGCATCGCCCGCATTGCTGAAATGCTGGGAGAGAAACCCGCAACCGTTCACAGCTGGAAAAAGCGCGACAAGTGGAGCGATATCGGTCCTCTGGATCAGATGCAGCTGACCACGGCGGCGCGCTATTGCCAGCTCATCATGAAGCCCGCAAAGGAGGGGCGAGATTTTAAGGAAATTGACCTGCTGGCCCGTCAGGCAGAACGCCACGCCCGGATCGGTAAATTTAACGATGGGGGTAACGAAGCCGATCTCAACCCGAAGGTAGCCAACCGCAACAAAGGCCCGCGCAGGCCGCCAGAGAAAAACGTTTTCAGCGATAACCAGATCGAGAAGCTGGAAGAAATTTTCCACTCCACCATGTTCGACTACCAGCGCCAGTGGTGGGAAGCCGGGAATAAATACGCCGTCAGGAACCTGCTGAAATCACGCCAGATCGGGGCGACGTTCTTTTTTGCCCGTGAGGCTCTGATTGATGCGCTCATCACCGGACGCAACCAGATTTTTCTCTCAGCGAGTAAAGCTCAGGCTCACGTTTTCAAGCAGTACATTGTTGAGTTTGCGAAAGAGGTTGATGTAGAGCTGCGCGGCGATCCGATGGTGCTGCCAAACGGGGCGACGCTGTATTTCCTCGGAACCAACGCCCGGACCGCACAGAGCTATCACGGGAACCTCTATCTGGACGAATATTTCTGGATACCAAAATTCCAGGAGCTGCAGAAAGTGGCGTCCGGCATGGCGCTGCATAAAAAATGGCGTGAAACCTATTTCTCCACGCCGTCCAGCCTGACGCACAGCGCCTATCCGTTCTGGTCCGGTGCTCAGTTTAATAAGGGCCGGACAAAGCATGACAAGGTAGAAATTGACCTTTCTCATAGCCATCTGGCGCGCGGCGCACTCTGTGCTGACGGCCAGTATCGCCAGATCATCACCGTGGAAGATGCGGTGCGCGGTGGCTGCGACCTGTTCGACCTGGAGCAGCTGCGTCAGCGTTACAGCCCGGAGGATTACCAGAACCTGCTGATGTGCGTATTTATGGACGATCTGGCGTCCGTGTTTAACCTGGCCCTTATGCAGGGCTGCATGGTGGACAGCTGGGAAGTCTGGGACGATTTTGAGCCGCTGATGATTCGCCCGTTTGCTAACCGCCCGGTATGGATCGGCTATGACCCTGCGAAAGGGACAACGAACGGCGACAGCGCCGGGTGCGTGGTGATTGCGCCCCCTCTGGTGCCTGGCGGCAAGTTCCGCATCCTGCAGCGCTACCAGTGGCGCGGGATGGACTTCCGCGCCCAGGCAGAAGCCATCCGGCAGCTGACGCTGCAGTTTAACGTGACCTATATCGGCATCGACTCGACCGGCGTGGGCCACGGCGTCTATGAGAACGTGAAGGCGTTCTATCCCGGCGTCCGTGAGTTTGTCTACAACCCCAACGTCAAAAACGCCCTGGTGCTCAAAGCCTACGACATTATCGCGAGCCGCCGCCTTGAGTTTGACGCGGGCATGACCGACGTCGCGCAGTCATTTATGGCGATCCGCAAAAGCACCACGGCCAGCGGAAACCGGCCAACGTATGAGGCCAGCCGCAGCGAGGAAGCCAGCCATGCAGATCTGGCCTGGGCAACCATGCACGCACTTTTTAACGAACCGCTGGAAGGCGCAACGGCGAATAACAGCACTATTGTGGAGATTTACTGATGGGTAAACGTAAGCCCCGCGCGCAGGAGCTGCGCCGCCAGTCTGCCGCGCAGACCATGACCGAGCAGCCCGGCGGCGCTCATGCCGAGGCGTTTTCATTCGGGGACCCCGTGCCGGTGCTCGATCGCCGCGAACTGCTGGACTATCTGGAATGCGTTCAGGTCGACAGGTGGTATGAACCTCCCATCAGCCTGGACGGGCTGGCGCGTACGTACCGCGCAGCGGTCCATCACAGCAGCGCAATACAGGTTAAGCGCAACATTCTGGTCAGCACCTTCAAGCCGCACCGCCTGCTGTCCAAGCAGGCGTTTACCCGGTTCGCCCAGGACTTTCTGGTATTCGGCAACGCCTACCTTGAGAAGCGGGTTAACCGTTTAGGCGACACGCTGACGCTTGAGGCTTCGCTCGCCAAATTCACCCGGCGCGGCATCGACCCAGAGCAATACTGGTTTGTGCAGTACGGCTACGAGAAGCAGCCCTATGAGTTTGCGCCGGGCCGGGTCTTTCATCTGATGGAAGCGGATCTGAACCAGGAGATTTATGGCCTGCCGGATTACCTGTCCGCTATTCCGTCCACGCTGCTGAACGAGTCCGCGACCATGTTCCGCCGGAAATATTACCTCAACGGTAGCCACGCGGGCTTTATCATGTACATGTCAGATCCCGCGGCTAACCAGCAAGACGTGGACAATATCCGCGAGGCGCTGAAAAAATCGAAAGGGCCGGGCAACTTCCGCAACCTGTTTATGTACAGCCCGAACGGTAAGAAAGACGGTATTCAGATCATCCCGTTGTCAGAGGTTGCGGCAAAGGATGAGTTTCTGAACATCAAGAACGTGAGCCGTGATGACATGCTGGCTGCTCACCGTGTGCCGCCGCAGCTGATGGGCATCATTCCGACTAACACCGGCGGGTTCGGTGATGTGGAGAAGGCCGCCCGCGTCTTTGTCCGTAACGAGCTGCTGCCATTGCAGAAGCGTCTAGAGGAGCTGAATGAGTGGTTAGAAGAAGATGTAATAAAATTTGAAAATTATAGCCTAAATGAGGCTTGAATATTAAAGCCAGACATCATTGATGCCTGGCTTTTTTTCAAAACTGAAAGCCAGAGTTAGAGAGGAAACGTATCGCTTCTTCATCGCCATCGGTAGAAAGTAATCCATTTTTCGAAACTTCAAATGTTAAGCGCTCGTCGTTGAGTAGAAAAGTTCCTTTTATTTTATCAATTACAAATTTTTCGTCTTTAAAATTTTTAGATAGGTCATCTAAAGCATTCCCTTTTGAAACCAATTCAATGCATCCTGTGGAGTCGTTACTAAACCTTAATCCACTAACCTTAACCCTGCCGACTTTAAATAATGAAGTATTCTCATTAGCAGCAATTGTCGCAATGAGATTTGCTATATCTAGATTAACAATACTAAACGTTAAATTGTAATTAAACTTTGAGCTAATTCTTTCTAGAAACTTCTTTATTGACTTTGGTGGATTATACACAGAAAGTAAATAAACGCCTCTTTCAAGTGGTCCGAAATCGAAAGAAAAATCATTATAGGAAATTAAAGTTTGCTCATGAATCTCACCAAATGGATCGGTGAATTGTAAGTGAGTTAACTCTTTTTCCACGTAACAGGCTTTGAGAATGGTATCGTTTAGCTCAACACCATAGAATCCAAAGCTATCTTCATCATTAAACTCTGTACTGATAAAATACCGGTGCAACTCATTAAGACTAAGCTCAGACTTCATTCTCATCCATTTTACGCGCTGAAGCATAAACCCTCCTCAAGATTTATCAGTCTCAATTTCCATTATAATAGAATAAGCTGCACTTTCAATTAACTTAGCAAAAAATGTCTCTTCATTTTTGCTAAGCGAAACAAAATTCTTATTATACTGCTTATTACCTTTATATTTTTTTATACCTTTAGCAAGATAAGAAAAATCCTTAAAATTACTTTGATCGCTAAATTGAGCTTCGAATTCATAGATATCTGGATCAGCGAGATCTTCTTTTGCACGCCACTTTATTCTACAGATATAAAAACCTCGATCATATAAAGAGCTAAGCTCTTCTGATTTGAGTACCCCTTCGCCTTTTAGTGAAGCGCGATGAATATGCACTCCAGTTTCACTGTTACCGTCTTGCTCTTCAATTTTCTCTGGTTTTGGATGGTAAACATATGCATCGGTAACATCATCCAGTACATAGCCCTTTAAGCCATTAATTAATTTTACAAAAAACTTAGTGCGCAGTTTAGGATCGCTAATATGCTCTAAACTTATTTCTTTTACGTTTAATGCGTCGGGTTCACCCCCTTCGGTCGCTCTCGTGGAGACTATGTGTTCGAGACTCGCCAACAAAATATCTTCATAATCTTGAGTTTGCTCATTCTCAGGTCTTCTAATTAAAAAACCCTCTCCCGAAGGTTCAATTTCAATCAGAGCATTTTTTGTGATAACTTGCTTGAAATCGCTTTTACCATAGTTTGTGGATAAATATGTAACGCTAATTCTAACCTTACCGTCAATTGTTGAAATATGGCAAAGATCGCTTTTTCCTTCAATGTCAATCTTGAGCTTTTCAGCTGCTTGAATGATTTCATCAACCTCTAATTTCGTTGCAATAACTTTAGCCGTCGATTTCTCTCGACGGTTGTTACTACCAACATAAGAAGCTATTTTTTGATGATCATAATAGTCATGGCTGAATTTTGAAAAATTCCTTGCGAGTTCTTTTCGAGGGGTTTCTTTTGAAATTAATATACCTCTAGCCAAAAACAATTCGCGTAATTCGTTTAATGTGATCTCGGACTGGTTCAAAACGTCATCCAGTGCTTTATCTGTAACACTATGCAAGCTTCTCATTTTTAATATTCCCAAGATATTTCTTCAGTAGAATAAAATTCTTTCTGAATAGGTACTATTTGTAATTCGGTCTTATATAGATCTGATTTAGCTCGTTCGTCAAAACCCCAATCGAAGGCGAACATTTCAAGCGCCCTAGTAAAATGCGAGCGGATGGAGCTATTTCTCTCTTTAGCGACGACCCTAATCCTAATTTTGTTCTTAAGGTTAAGTATCTGATAACTTGATAAAAGATCTAGTAAATACATAAATTCAAGCTCTGTATTTCCTGGCCTATTGTAATATACAACAAAGCCTGCTGGATGGACTTCTTTTTTTTGGTCTGAATCATCGTCATGCTCAATAACAGCATCATGTTTTATAATTAAGAATGGCGCGGTTAATGATTCAATTGTCGCTGGCAAATAGTCATTATTAACTAACACTTTATGATAAGTAAGCTGCGGGTAGAAAAAGCCATAGTTTTTCTTTGGAAAAGTGCCTTCAACTATCATTTCGTTCATGTCCGCTATGACTGACATGAGGTAATGGATTCTCCTTGGTTCGATAATATGAATTTGCTGACCAGCTTTAACCTTGAGTTTATCTAAGTTGACTGATGGAGGGCGGCGTTTACCAGTTACAGGTTTTGGAGGGTCGAAGTATTCAAAAAAATCATGTTCATAATCATTGTCGTGGTTATAAACGAATAGCATTCCTCTAATCTCAGTTTGCCCTACTTCTGTGTCGTATTTATCTTTCCACTGTTCACTATATCTCGCACAGTCAATTGTTTTATAAAGGGATGTAAGAGCCTTTTCAATCATTCCTGGATTGATTGAACCCTTTTTATAACTTTTCAGATCTGTGTTTAAGTAAATAGTTTTATTTAAATATGGATCGACATAAGCGAATACAGCATCTACCGGATGCGTATGCGCTTGAGGCTTATCTGCTGGCTTATGTTCTGTTTGACGTACACAACCAAAATCCTGATCACATGGGCCAACTCGTTTCCAATGAAATCTTTCAAAGATTTTATTTGAGATGATTTTGGCTAGTTGTTCAATAGGTCCATTCTCTGCCACTGCTTCCTCCACTATGCAAGGGGATTATTCTTATAGCTAAGATAGATCCATTTTAGACTTAAGAGCAAGTAGGAGTGAAATATCTTGTTACTCCTTACTGATGCTTCTCATCTCCTTCAGAGTGCTGACAATGGCAGAAAGGACTACTAAGCAAAAGTACCTGTAAGGCTCCTTGAGCAGTCTTCCCTTTCGCAACACCTTCCGAGTCAATTCATTTCTTTACGCCTTATAGCGGCTCGCACGTCCACTTCCAGCGCCTTCTTGACATGCCTGCTGGAGTAAAAAATGGTCTTCTGGCTCTGTTTTAACCTCAAAGCGCGCGCTCGTAGCCCCGCCACGCCTGCGCGCTTCATGTAATAGTTTTCATGCAGGCGCATGAGATATCAAAAAGCCCGCCAGAACTGGCGGGCCGGGGCGTAGACGATCCTCTAACGATCCTGCATTTTCATGCACCATAGACATGCACAACCGCGTGAACGGCGCGGCAATGACAAAATATTCAGATCACAGGGCAATTATCATCACTAATGGTGCGGTGGATTAGATGCGTAACCCTGCCTAAAACCACCACATCGTCCAGGGCTTCGCCTTCCAGCGCTTCGCCATCCGCAGTGATAAAGGCGTGACCCGCGACCTTCGCAAAATGTGTACGCCCGAATGCCTGGATCAGAACGTCCGCACCAGGCGGGCATTTTAAAGCGGGGTTAATCACCGCATAACCTGCTGATGTTTCAATAATACGACTGTTAGCGGTGATGCCGCATAAGCTGTTTGGAGTCAGGACAGTCTCTACGTAGTCCTGTGCCGGGCTAGGAAATCCCATAACTAACGCCTCGCTTCGCTCGTTGTTCAACCCTGCATACGCCAGAATAAAATTCTTATGTATGCAGGGTTCCTTTTATTGCTTTCAGCTTACGTTTTTCTAATTTGTGACCTTCATTGATTGGTTGTATTCGTGGCTTCTAATTTTTGCCATCAATTCGTCGGTCAGCTCAGATACCCATTGGATAGCCAGGCGCTTTTCTTCTTCACTGCATTCACTAGCCGCTACAAGCTTTACAAAGAAATCAATACGCTGGAGCTTCATCGACTCCAATAACAAGTCTTCCATTTTCCCTCCCTTACAAACAACTGTATTTATATACACTGGTTATATGTACAGTATAGAAGGTTCCCGCTGTTGTAAAACTTTTTTTGGATATCAATCAGTAAATTCTGGGTAAAATTATCATGTACAACAATGATTAACCGTTTTGTTTTGGGGTATAGTTAGCATCCACATCGTTCAATGCTGCCATGATTGCCAGCCGTTCCGCCGGTGGCAAGGCCGCATACTTTTCTTTCCAGCGCTTCGCCTTACGTTTTATTCGGTTGCGATCGTTGTAGTCTTTGCCAGCAAAGGCATGCGTATAGGCCCTCCCCTCCTCAAAATTCATCCATATTTTTTCTGTCCTCACGCCGCCACGGGTCATGGCCTGAAACTCCATACTGCGCCACCCCGTCAACGTCTCGTCATAAAGCTGGGATGGGTACCCGGACAGTATCACGCTGAAGTTTTCCGGCAGGCTCATGAGGCAGGCTAACAGGCGTTCATGATCTGCAACGGTATATTCATAACGGTAGCGGGCGCTACTGGTACGAGTCTCCGGCATATAGGGCGGATCACAATAAACCAGCACACGCCCTAACTCAGTAAATGCGGGCCCTCCAGGTAACACGCTGTTTCGTTTCAGGCAGTCCAAAAAAAAGACTGCATCACCGTGGAAAAAATCGAGGCGAGGCGGCTTCATCCCCCGGCTTTCCCAGCGCTGCAACGTTTGTATATGTGCTGCCTCATCAAGATCAGCACCATAGTTCCGCTGCGCTGGCGGCTTATAGAACAGTACCGCGCCACTGCCTAGGTGCGTTTCGATGTAAGTATCATGTGGCGGCATTTCAGCAATGATTTTTTGGTAAACACCACTGGCCGCCTTGCTCCCTAAATACCCCATAATTTCCCCGCTGCAGCACTGTCACAAATGACCGTGCTCGATGTTTTGGCCAACACGGTCATTTATGACCGTGCCCGTTTTTTCGGTACCGCACTGTCAAAAGTGACCATGCATGATTGCTATTTTTGAATGCCATAAGCTTGACGGAACCGCCCTAAAAGCTGAGCGTCTTTCTCTGATTCAGGAGGGTGAGCAGCATAAACGTCACCACTGACCGAGCCGCGTCGCCAGTAGCCGCCAATGAACGCCCGCGCGCCAGACATTAAAGACAGCGCTTCTCCCCGGCTGAGTTTTTCGCCGGTAAGTTGCCTTATTTCTTCGATTGTCCTGGCTACTGCCGCCGCGTTCCGCTTCGTAACATGGTCAAATTTCTGAACGGTAGCCGGTTTTTTCTTCCGCAAACGCTCCGTTAACTGTCTGCGCTCGCGTCGGTTTAGATGTTTGGTGAGATCGATGCCGGGATCCGGCACCGGATCACCCGTACAGTTATTGACAGAACTCCGAGAGGGCGCAGAAGCGCCCTTAACGTCAATGGCAAGGTCAACGGCCCGCTTCGGTACAATTTTCCACTGCACAACGCGGGTCACGATCGGCGAGCCGTCGCCAACCTCGGTGTCGTAAACGCCCTTAACACGGACGGTTTCCTCACCGTAGTCATTGACCGAATCACTGCTTTCGTACCAGGTGCGCACCTGCAAATCGTCACGGCGTACGAACGGGCCGCCCTGGGCGTTTACATAACCGGCCCAGTCGCCTGCGTCAGCTGCGTCATGTACAAGGGCAAATTCGATACTCAGGCCGCGCGCCGTTTCTGCGTCTGCCATTCGACGCAACTCGCGATAAACGGTGACCGGCGCACCGCCAACAAACTGAAATTGCCGGATATGCCAGCGGGCCGCCCAGGCAGAAACAGCGGGCGCGGTCTCTTTAAGCGTTTCGCCGCTCTCATCGTCGCGCTCATCGTCCAGGGCGTAGCCGTCGATATTTTTGCTGATGTACTTCGCCACGTAGCCAGTTGCAGACCCTTTATCCGGATCGATAGCCTCAGCATGAAAACGAGCTTTACGGGCTTTGTCGCTTTTCAGCTCCTGCCTGTCTTCCTTGCATGCGTACTTACTGATGATTGCGCGCACACGGTCCACATCTTCCGGCAGCATAAACATCAGCATGTGCCAGTGTGGTGTAGCGTCGTGATGAGGCTCAGCCACTCGGATCCCGAACACGCGAATTTCATCGCGGTGAAGTTTGGCGCGGATTTTGGCCCACAGCCCGGTAAGGTAACGCTGGGTATCTGCCGGGCTGGAGCCGTTCCATTTGGTGTTACGGTAACCGGCGCGGGTTGTTGCGTGGAATTTTGACGGGGCGGTGAGAGTGTAGAACTCACCGACATAACCCAGCTCGTTGCAGATGTTTTCAAAGCCACGGATACGGGTCATCAGCTCACAACGACGGATCGCGGGATTAGCTACGCTGCCGTCATATTTGTCGATCAGGCTGATGCGGTTGCCTTCCTCGTCTTCCAGCTCCATTCCCTTAAGAAATTCACGCGTGCGTCGCTTCTGCTCACGCCATTCTGTAACGCAGCCCTTGCTTGCGTATGCCTTGCGTGTTTTGCTGACATTACCCAGGGCAATTTGCAGATGCTCGCGCCACTCAGCAGCGACGCGGCGCAGGCGGCCCTGCCACCATTTTTCTGAGGCCATGCGCAGGGTAGCCGGGGCTACATCCTCAGCCGTCACGAATTTAGTGGTGATGCGCTCCCACAGGGGCGGCGCATTTCTGAAATGCCGGGTGATGCGGGCTGCGCAGTGGTAGGAGGCGTGCAGGATTTTCAGGTCGCTGCCAGCTTCCACTTCGATAGTGCCCAGCTCGGAAATAATAAAATTCGCAATATCGCCCGACAGCAGATCGATATCGGCCTTTGACATATCCGGCAGACGGTTAAAACGGCCTGTCATATTTACCAGACGGGACGCCATAAAGCGCACGTCAGCGGCGTCAAAATGACCGCCGAACGCAGCGCCGGAAACCTCAGACTCGATCCCGTCGATGCTGTATTTATTTTTAACCAGCTTAAGGCGCGGCAGTGCCCTCCGGGTGAAATTCACCAGAAAAGCATTGGCTCGCTCTAAACCGTGGTGGCGCTCCAGTTCATCAGCACGACGACGCATGTCGTAACGTACACAGTCCGGCTGCTTCTCAAGCTCAAGGCGCGCACGCAGCAACGCCGCAATCTGTTGATCGCGGCGTTGCTGTTCTGCGTATGTCAGGTACGGACTGGCAATGGCTTCGCGCGGCGCATTGTATGCGTACGGGTAATCTACTTTACTCATTCGCAAACGCCAGCATATACACTGCTGCAAACAGACTTGTCGTTAGACTCTGCCAGCAGGTCGAACTGCGCACCACCTCGTGTTGTCATGGCCCAGTCGCGGTATGTTTCAATCCCGTAGGCATCAACAGTGATAACCTCAATCCGTTTTTCAGCGCGACGCGGATCGTGCGTGGAAGGAAAGAATGTGGAATTTCCACGGCGGGAACATGCAGCAACAAAGCGTTCCCACTCTGCTACGCGCTTAATTTCCTCTGGCCAGCGACTGAATATTTCAGCCAGCTCACTTTTGCGGGCATGGATGCACGGCATACAGCCGACACGGCTACAGCCCTGCTGGTATAGCGGATTAGGTTTAATGCCATGACGGCGGGCTAAAGCGAAAACATCTTCATGTTTCCAGTCAAGGATTGGTCGATACACGTGAAGGCCCGGGGTGTTGTCGGCATCTTCTTCCCAGACAGGAAGGCCCGCACGGGCTGGAGACTCCTGCGCCCGAACACCCTGCCAGCTGATTACCTCGTCGTACTCGTCAAGTGCCGGTACCACAACCTGCGTCCGTACAGGCTCATGCTTGAGGTCAAAGGTACAGAAACGCGCCTTCGTGCTCGGGAAGCGCCCTTTCCACATGCACAGGTCAAGGAACGGATTGCCTGTTGGCTTAAGGATCTCCAGGGCCTGATGAATGCGTTCTGCCGCCTCATTGGGGGACATTCCGCACTCCTCAACCAGAGAGATGGGCCATTTCTCTGCTATAAACTTCCGTTTCCCTTCAATCTGGCGTGTGAAATCGGCCCTGACGCGCTTAACCGGCCCCAGCTTTTGTTCAAGGTAATCCAGATACTCCATCGTCTGCGGATGTTCATGACCGGTATCTGCAAAAACGTTGAGATGTGGCACGCCAGATTCCTTAGCGCGCAGCCATTGCGCCAGGGAGTCTTTACCTCCGGAAATACTGATTATGTTGATAGTGCTGGGAGCAAAACAGCGACGATCGATAGTATTCATGCCCGCACCTCAAACATAGCCGAGTGGTCACGCCCGACCGCATAATCAATGCCCATCCAGACGAATGGTTTAGAAACAGCAATAACCTCAGAGGCGGATTTACTCTGACCGGCGGCTACGCCCATGCTGCGGGCGGCGGTAATTTTGTGCAGAATGAAGTTGCGATACAGCGAGCGGATCAGCAGCGTGTCGCTGTTGGAGGCAACAACCGGATAACCTTCTGATGACCGGCGCTCCAGAACAGAGGCCAGCCGATACTGGTCATCCTCGCTAAATCCCGCGGTGTGATAACCGGCAAACGTACCGTCATACGGCGGATCACAGTAAACCACATCGCCGGGCAGCAGCTGCGCCAGAGTCTCTTCGTAACCGGCGCAGATGAACGTTGCGCGCTGGGCTTTTTTAGCAAAGGCGCGGATTTCAGCTTCTGGGAAGTACACCGCTTTATAATGACCGTATGGCACGTTGAAATGCCCGGCACGGTTATAACGGCATAGCCCGCGATAGCAATGACGGTTCAGATACAGGAATCGTATGGCCTGCCGAAAATCAGAGTTTTCATACTCTCTAAAGCAATTAAATTCTCTCCGAATTTTGTAATACATTATCTTTGCCACAGCAGGTTCATATTCAAAAAAAACTTTTGCGACAGCAATAAAAGCTTCGCTATTGTCTTTAATCTGCTGATACATGTTGATCAGGTCAGGATTGATATCCGCTACGAGATAGCTGGGGTAATCCGTCTCCATCATTACAGCGCAGGAACCCGCGAACGGTTCAACCAGTCGCGGGCCAGCGGGCAGGTGCTTTTTCAGATGCGGCATAACGGCGGTTTTATTACCCGCCCATTTCAGGATGGTGCTCATACAGCCCCCTTGTAGTGCTTGCCTTTCAGCTCGGCGATTTCCTGACAGGTGACGCAGCTCTGTACTCCCGGAATAACAGCCCGGCGCTCAGCGGGAATATCGCCGCCGCACGCCTGGCAGAAGAACGCAGCAGGCGCAGCCGGACGGCTACGCGCGTTGTGGATGTGGCGATCACGGTTTTCCTGTTCGCGCTGCTGTGCGAGATCCATTGAGTCGGCCATTAGTGCAGCTCCTGAGATTCGTTTTCAAAGCGGGCCGCTTCACGGCGCAGCAGCTCGGCGGCTTCTTTGCCGTTCAGCCCCTGCTGGGTGATGTGGATAGCCAGCGACTCAAGACGGATTGAAACGGCGAGGGCACGGTCTTTGCGCTCCTCGTTTTTTGCGGCGGTCAGCAAGACGGTCAGCGCATCGCTGTCAGCTTTAAACTTGCGGGTTTCGGTATTACGCATACTTATTTCTCCAGAATTTAGGCAAAAGAATGCCCGGCGGGTTTACGCCATTAATTTCGTTTGGGTTAATTACTCAGGTAGTACGCTTTCATGCAGCGAGAAACGACGGGGTAGAATTTCGCCCCAGCGAGCTATTTCGTTCATCGCCTTAATCAACAACAACCGGCGGGACTGGTCGAAATATTCAAACGGCTTCCCGACCTCATCGCTTTTAAACGCGCCCGGCTCGTTGCGGTTCGCCAGCGTCATGACAACGAATTTAAAGTTGTCATCCAGCTTGTTGAAATTGCGCAGCGCGCCGTTCTGCGTCGCTTTCAATTTCTGATGAAACCGGGCAAAGCACTCCTCGCCGCTCATTTTCTCCGGCTGCACATCAGCACAACCAGCATTATTAAACGGCATCGCACCCGCGTTGATTGGTGCGGACATGTTATTAATCATATCAACCTCAAAAAAGCTTTAACCCTGCGCTTAAACGACGCGGGGCGCACAGTGCGCAGTTCACTTAATAATGCCGACTGGTCGCGGCTGGGGTTCCAGCGCGTGCGGTCTTTCCCCATGATCCAGCCGTGGCCGTAGCTCATAGATGGGCTTTGACGTACCAGCAGTGATGCGAATGAGGGTTCATGTTTCATGCTCACCTCACATCAGGCCGAAGGTTGCGCCGATACCGCTGACAGTATCTACAGCGCCAGCTACCGCAGGGTTGCCCTGGATGCGGCATTGCACTGCCATAGCGGCCAGAAACAGGCAGCGGATCCCGACATTGACACTGGACACCATCGAATTTTTTCGGCACTGCGTCATGCGCTCCGTAGATATTGCGCCAGCTGCGAGCTGGCCCACTTCTGCCGTTGCCTTCATGACATAAATCGGTAGCTTTTCACTAGCCAGCTCATTGACCGGCACACACGGCATACAGTGCAGCTGCGCCAGAAAGCCATCGACTAATGTCGAGTCTTCGGTGATATCGGTCAGCAGCATAATTTCCGGCGCTGTCAGCTGATGCGGCTGATCCGGGTTGAGCTTATTGCGCAGTGTCTGCGGCTTGATACCTGCTTTAACAGCAAGCTCAGTAATGTTATGACGCGCTGCAAAGGACACACAGGCTTCATCGTAATGACGATGTATGGAAACCCTAAAATCAAACATGTTGTAAATCCTTTTATATCCCAGAATGGAACTATCAAGCTTGCATTGCGATTTCACAGCCCTGGGCCGCTTCCATCGTCAATGCAAACATGTTGATTTCGATAAGGCTGTTAACACCCGCCTTTTTACGGATAGGCAGGCGGTTTTCACGGATCATCTGGCGGGCATAGCTGGGCTTGTACCCTGTGCGGCGACAGAACTCATCAAGGGTGATGTAAGGCTCTGAGACCACAACATTGATGCTAGGACGCATTGAAAAGTTGTTTTTCATGATGCACTATCCCTAAGTTTGTGTTTTTAACTTCACTATTCGGATATATACGCACATATACCGAACACCACAAAACCGATGATAGGATCGCATTTTAAATATGTCAAACACTAAAGAAACCCATAACGCGATTTCTGCATTCAATTTCTCATCTCAAGTCGGTGGGAGAGAGGCGATAGGCCGCATCCTCCAAGCATACGGATTCAGCACCCGCCAAGCTTTATGCGATCACCTTGGCGTTTCCCAAAGCACAATGGCTAATCGCTGGATGCGCGACACTTTTCCACATGACTGGTTAATCGCCTGCCATCTAGATACCGGCGCTTCACTTCTATGGCTAACGACAGGGCAAGGCAATCCAAAGGCAGAGCGAAGTGAGAGCAGCGCATTAACATTGAGACTCAAAGAAATCACAAATGGGGTTATGCGCGAAACTTCGCAGATCCAATATGATTCGCAACTCATCCCTGAAAACGTTATCGCGCCCTATCTTGTGAAGTTTGAGATGTCTACTTTTCTCATTGGAGAGTTTGAAGGTGATATCAATGATGGCGTATGGCTGATCGAAATGGATGGTTTTGCAAGCGTAAGGACGGTTTATCGCCTTCCCGGTGGTCGGCTGCGTGTGGAAAATGGCCCCGCATCCTTTGAGTGCGTAGCTTCTGACGTAAAGCCTTTAGGTAAAGCGATAACGAAAACAGAGCCAACGGCATAGACATAAAGGCAGAAAAATGAACAGATTGATTTTTGGCGCTTTAACCATTGTATCTTTTGCTGTTACAGCTGCGCCTGAACAGTTTTCAAACATAAATGATCTGATGGAAAAATATAATGATTATCCTACGTACAATATTGATGGAAAGAGCTTCCCATCTTTCAAGGTGCTATCAGAGAATCCTTTGCATGTTCAAATCTCACCACGGACATTAGCCGGTAGCACAGCTAAGGACATTGAATACGCATCAAATAAAGCTGCCGTTTATGCCGCATATCGAACCCTTTTTCAGACCTCGGCTAATAAAGTTAAGGTAACGGTTCTACCTTTATCTATTACGCCACAACCTCGAAAGCTAGATTATTTATCAGCTGACAAATTCGACTTTAGCATTTCCAAAAAGCAGGCGTTTAATCTTCTTAAAAAAAACAGCAGCATCTCTTCTCCTCAACAGCTCATAGCTGATGATGGTGACTGGAGTAAACAGTTTGAGGCTTGCTGCTATCAGGAGGAAGGCCGCCCAGGCTTAGCAAAATTTGCAAAAGACCTCACTTCACAAAGGTAAGCATAAGTGGCCGTATCAAAACTTAGCAATGGTAAGTGGCAGGCTCAAATCTTCCCCAACGGAAGAGATGGCCGACGCATACGTCGACAGTTCGCAACCAAAGGGGAAGCGTTAGCTTTTGAGCGTCATTCAAAAGAGCAGGCGCAAGAAAAGCCGTGGCTGGGAGAGAAGATCGATAAGCGCCGCGTAACGGACCTTGTTAATACTTGGTATAACGTGCATGGCGTTACCCTGTCTGATGGACAAAAACGCAAAGACTCGATGGAGTTTGCTTGCTTTGCTATGGGAAACCCGCTTGCCAGCGAATTCAATGCAAAGCTTTTTGCGGCCTATCGCGAGCAGCGGTTAAGTGGAAAAATCACACGCTCAAATCGTATAAAGTCGGTGACACCGCGCACGGTCAATCTGGAGCTGGCCTATTTTCGGGCAATGTTCAACGAGCTTAAACGCTTGGGAGACTGGCACGCACCGAATCCGCTTGAAAATGTTAGGGAATTCAAGATCGATGAAGCAGAGCTTGCCTGGTTGAATGTTGATGAAGTGGAGCGGCTGCTTGCAGCATGTGAAGAAAGCCGCGCGAAAGACTTAACAATGGTAGTGAAAATTTGCCTGGCGACTGGTGCCCGATGGGGTGAAGCAGAATCGCTTACAGGCCTGCAGGTTAGCCCAGGCAAAATTACATACACCAAAACGAAGGGTAAGAAAAATCGCTCAGTTCCAATTAGTGATGAATTTTTTAAAACCTTACCCAAACGCAGGACGTCACAGCCACTGTTTAAGGGCTGCTATTCAGCGTTCAGATCCGCAATTAAGCGCGCTCAGATTGAACTGCCTGACGGGCAACTTTCTCATGTTCTACGTCACACTTTTGCCAGTCACTTTATGATGCGCGGAGGTAATATTTTGGTACTGCAGCGTATTCTGGGACATACCGATATTAAGGTCACGATGCGCTACGCTCACTTTGCACCAGACCATCTAACTGAAGCGGTGATGTACAACCCGCTAAATCTTATTGATGGCAGCAAAATGGCAGCAGAGCGCAGCGCTATGCAATACTTTTCGACAATATACGAATTACTATGCGCTTGATTTTGATGTAAATTATTGATTTGACTAGATATCAATTGGGACTCATAATCGCTTGGTCGCTGGTTCAAACCCAGCAGGGGCCACCAAATACAGCAAGGGCTGGAGAGAAATCTCCAGCCCTTTTGTTTTTTTGGGAATACTCCCACCAGCTAATCGTAAAGCCATCGTCCAGCCCTCTCTGACTCAATAAGCATTCTTACGGTCAGCGGAACTGGCAGGGTACGATCTGTTTTCAGCTTTGCCGGCAAAAGAAAATTAGGTAGAAAAGCAATACCGACTGGAGGGTAATATTTCAGCCAGTCAATACTGCTGCACTCCACTCCATAACGTCCAGAGAAGCGCTCCATCATTGCAAAAACATCTTCGAAAACAGTCATCGAATTCCCGGATGTAAGGGAGTCATCAATCCCAAGCCTGTTGGCCGAAAGTTCATCCCTAACGAACTGCAAAATTTCTGACGCTTTATCGCCACTCATACTCGATGCTCCGGTTTTACGATGAGATTAAAACGCCATATGCTGTTTCGAGTGATCATAAGCAGGTCGTAATGCAATGATAATCACACCCACCCATGAATACAGTTGCATCTGGGTCACCAGATCCTTACCAGCACTGGCACCACTCAGCATCACGAAAATTACGTAACGCATGCAAAACAATGCAGTAAATGCATACAGCCAGCTAAAGGGGGTGTCTCATATTATAGAAGCGCGTTAATTAGTGCTTCTCACGCGTTATAGCACGATAAATTTTACCCACTACATACACGGCCAGAATCCCGAATAATATCGATGAAACCGCAAAAAAAACCATCGACGAGAGGAAGGGACTGAACAAACCGCCAAGGCTCGTAAAATCGCTAAGCCTCGCAAGAGTGTCATTGGGAACCTTTCTTAATATAACCTCAGGAATTATTAGGAATGAAATAATTGCCGCCGTAACGTAAATGAGTGTTTTTCGACTTTTTTTCATCTTTAATCTTGCCCCTGCGAGCGACCATGCTCAATCATTAGCCATCAATGTTACAACAAGGCACATCGAAATGGCACAAAACTGTCTTAAGTGGAAATCAGAAACAGACAGAAATATGGCTATAGCTGTAACAAAGGCATTAAGAGAGATTCATGAAGGCCAACTGATCATAATTAGTTCTGCCATGAAATCATATCGTCCAGACCTGAGAGCAGGCCAGGAAAATAGCTTTCATCAATGTCGAAGGAATCCTCAAGCGTAATACTGTCAGCATGGTTTTCAGGCTTCAGAACCATGCTGACGCCAACAGTACCGGCGAAATGTGCATAGTGGAACTTAAGAGCTACCTGATCGAATGCGGAGATTAAATTAATATCCTTAAATTTCATCCCGTTTTTTATGGCCTGATAAAAATCATACATATCATTCCTGGTCTGCTGCAACTGCCCGACAAAAAACTCTGCTGCAAATTCAGTTTTTAAAGCAGGAACTGAGAATTCAACCCATACCATAATACGGCTATAGGCTCGCTCCTCGGACTCAGTCAGCCTTTCATAGGGCGTCAATTTAAGATGTCTGGTACCACTTGTAATATCTATCATCACGCCCCCTTTACGGCATGTACTGAAAATGCATGATAGTCTAGTCAGCCTCCTTAACCAAAGCCTCAAGGCAGCATGACTTGTAAATATAACTATCTTTATTGTGCCTGTCTTCTCGCACGCTTCCTTCGCTCCCAATGCTCAATGAGTGGCCTTGGTTAGCTGCGTGATCGGGTTAAGTACCGGTAAATTTTTTTCGTTAAAAAAATGATAAGTATCCCGAACAAAATAGAGGTCAAACCAAGAAAAATGAGCAGCGAGAGAAGATGACTGAAGAGCCCTCCAAGGCTTGTAAAGTCACTCAGCCGGGCAAACTGCTCAGGCGTCAGTACACGAATAACCACTTCCGGAATAGTTAGAAAAGAAATAATCACTACTAAAACATATATTGTCACCCTGCCACTTTTTTTCATTGTATTCCTTGCCTCCTCTAATGATGATGATCAATTATTGATGGGACAATATTACCGCATGGAGAATTACAATGGCAGAAGGCTATGCGAAAATGAGGGTGCAGTCAGAAAGAAATATTGCCCTCGCACTCACAAAAGCATTGCGAGAGATACATGGAACCAATATGCAAACCATCGAAAGCGTCAAGCTTGGCGCGGAGCGCATGATCAATCATGGATCATGTTTGATACCCGATGATTACTATCGGGATACCTGCCGCGAACTGATAAATGAGGATCGCCGGCTCGTCCTTTCCCTTGCCGAGATTTATAATCGCAACGATGTCGCTCTAGACATGGTAGAGATTTATTTTAGGACAACTCTTAAGAGGCTTGGTGAGCAAAAAAGCATTACACTCAGGGACTACCTCATAAAAGCCGTGGGCGAGAGAGCTTATGAGTATGCTGAGAAAGCCAGCAAACTTGCGTTGTCCTTAACTATTGCGAAATTGATAATCAGCAGTGGTGAATTTCAGGCATCCCATATGAGGATGGTCAGCTCGTTATCATCAATGTTTATTAATGGTGCCGTGGTTTATTCTAAGGCACAAATAGCATCCATAGCGGCTAACAAGCTTAAATTCCAGGATGCTGCTTACTATCATGCTCTTTATAAAGAAAATCTAGAAATGCTTTATTTTCTCATTGAACCACAAATGACAAAAATAATATATCAAATAGAATCAGGAGGTAATAATGAGGAGATAATAGGTGATGCTTTGTATGAGCTATTAAAAAAATGAAAAAGCCTTTCTTATGGTTCCTTCAGTCATATATTTACCTAGTTCCTCTAGTGCTTATAGTTGCGGGCGCTTATCTTTTTGCGCGATTTATACCGGACTATTTTGGAGTGCTAACTCTGGCATGGATTATTATTGTTACATATTTTTATGTGAAATATAATCGATGGTTCTAAATTCAAGCAAGAAAGGCTATTTTTTTGCGAGTGCTTTCTTGCTTGTCCTTGCAAAAATAACGATAAATTAGATCATCTTCAATTGTTAAAAGTTTAATGTATCTAGATCCTGCTGACTTAACTGCAATCATACTTGCATACCCTTTGTAGGTCTTGCCTCCTTGTGGCTAACATGATGTTTGCCCGGTAAAGTGTTGCATACCCTGATGGCCTTATCGCTACCCATGGAGCTCGTATGTCTCTAACCAGTCTCAACAACCCCTTAATCATTACCTCGGTTGAAGTACCTAATGGTCAAGGGCATATTGGCATGACAATTTGTCCGGGAAAACATCAGCAGAATGCTTTATCAGGACAGTTTCAGCGAGACCTCGCTCTTGACCTGGATCTTGTAAAATCCTGGGGAGCCTCTGCCGTAGTGAGCCTGATGACGGATGAGGAACTTGCCAGTTTACACGTTGAAGCGCTTGGTACTGAAGTTGAAGCCAGAGACATGGATTGGTTTCAGTTGCCCATTACCGACCAGGCGATGCCGGACGAACTATTTGAGCGTCGGTGGGTTTATGCTGGCCTCCGGTTACGTACTCTTCTTCGTAGTGGAAAACGCATCCTTGTACATTGCCGTAGCGGCCTTGGGCGCACCGGACTCATTTCAGCAAGATTATTGATCGAACTCGGAATGGAGGCGGAAGACGCTATCGCTGCGGTTAATGAGGCCAGACCGGGTAGTCTGAACTCAATCGTTCAGAAGCAATATCTCAATGCACTATCACTGCCACATAATGATGCCTGGTTAGATCGCGTTTTAGGTTGTTTGCTGGGTGGGGCTGTCGGTGATGCTTTTGGCTATGCCGTTGAATTTGATTCACTTGAGGAAATCCGCCAGACGTTTGGCAATGAAGGGCTGACTAAACCTATCCTGCAACAGGGTAAACTGGTGGTCAGTGATGATACCCAAATGACCCTGTTTACCCTTGAAGGTATTCAGCGCGCTACCAATGAGCAAGGCGTTATTAACCTATCCCGTGCGCTGGAAGAGATACGTCATGCTTATCTCGACTGGTACGATACCCAGCAAAATAAATCAGGCTCGCATTTTGGTTGGCTGGCTTCACGAGCAAACATGCGGACAAGACGAGCTCCCGGTAATACGTGCCTGTCAGCGCTAAAAGCAGGCGGGACAGGCAGTATCGAAAAACCGATAAATGACTCAAAGGGCTGTGGTGGTGTGATGCGTACCGCCCCCATTGGCTTCTTACAGGATATTGATCCGTTTGATCTCGCCGTCCGTGCAGCAGCATTAACGCATGGTCACGTTGATGGCTGGGCTTCTTCAGGTATTTTACCCAGAATTATCGCTCGCTTAATCAAAGGGGAAGAGGAATTTCTCGCCGTGCGTAATGGCTATAGCGACGGCAGTGAATGGGGGCACGTCTATGGAAAAACGGCCAATACCGAGCCTTATCTATTAGCCCAAAAACTTGCCCGTGAAATGCGTTTCAATCCACATGAAGCCATCCAGCAACTGGGAGAAGGCTGGGTGGGTGAGGAAGCGCTGGCGATTGGTCTGTATGCCTTTCTTTCAGCCCGTGGTTTCCGCGATACGCTGATACGAGCAACCAATCACGACGGAGATAGTGATTCAACGGCATCCATTGCAGGTCAGCTTTGGGGAGCTAAACACGGTCTGAACGACATTCCTCAGGCATGGGTACGTCGGCTTGATGTATTGGATGAAATACTTTACCTGGCTCAGCCCATGCAAAATTGGCGCAATCAGGTTGATAAGCAAAGCAGCTGGAAACCGAGCATTGATAAAGGTATTCAGCCCTGTATCCGCATGATGGAAATGACGCATGAGTTGCATGTGCTGGGTTACCAAAAAATCCGCATATTTCCTTCTATGTCACCATCAGGTTGCCATTGGCGGCTGGAGTGGGTGCCAGATTACAGCGTTCCCTCTGCAGTCATGCCCCCCAAACATTCGAATGAGCGTGAGATTGCACGTTACACAAGCGGTGCTGGCTGGCAACCCTTTGAATGGCAGAACGTTAAGTCACTTTCGGCACTGGAGATGGCACAGCAGTTTTTACACCAGTTCCCAGAACTTGCCCGTGCAGGGAAAGGGGATGACTGGGCCTATGCGGGGTGGCTGACCAAGCTCCTTGGCGAAGTAAGGCAAGGAAAATTACCCTATTTCCTTGCGGACTGGGATATCGATCTGAGCAGCGGAATACCCATGCATAATGGGGAGCCCTTCCCTTTGCCGCCTGAAATCAAGCGGCCAGAGTAGGAATGTGGAGGTATTGTTTATACTGCACACGGCATTGACCGGCGCTGAGATCGATTTCGGTCACAACGCCGGTGCGAACCCTAGTGGAACTTATCTAAATGAAAAGGAAATTTCTTTTACTCGTCCCATTGTTTCTCGCTGCCTGTAGCATGGAAAATAACGCCTACCGGGTGGCTGACATAACCCTTAAAGACAACCAGCCCTGTATTTCAGTCAATAATGACCCCACTGTTAAAAGCGGTCATGCGAAATTACTTACGCTGTCATTGTCAGCCCGTGACGCGAAGGGAAAAATGCAGGAAGTATGGAAACAAGACAATTTCGATAATCCTTCATATACCATACAGGCGGGACAGTGTATTCCTGTGAAATACCAGTTTAGTCGAGGCAAGGAATACAGCGTGACTGTTATTACTGCGCAACCAGAGGATAAGGTTGCAACCAAACGACTCTGGTCAGGCAGTTTCAGACTTAATGATCTTGTGCCAGAATAGCTTTGGCGTTTCATAACATTTATAGGCATTCATACAGAGAGTTTACTCGTCACTTAGCGCATTAATCATCATTGACTCGGTGCTTGTTAAACTCTCCTGTGCCAAAACCTAACAGCCGGCACTTTGGATCATGCTCTAAGGTTTACTGAAATACTTATTTAAAAGAAGCATGATTGCCTTGTAGAAGACTATGGCAAATATGAAAGAAAACACCACCCAAGAGAGGACCCAGAGATCATCAAAGTTCTCCTGATTTACATTGCCATAAATCCACTGCGCAAAAGCTGATGTAGCGTCAAGGCTGATAAATGTTGCAGGATCTATCAACCATGCGCCTAAGCAAAAAAGCACGATGAAAAGCCCTATTTTTGCAATACTACGGGCAAGTATTATCATTCGTTATAACCTCAACTGCACCGAAGGCCATCAAGTTTTTCATGCAAGGAACACGAATTAAAGGGGTCCTTAATAGTACGTTACGTAACATGGCAAAGTCTGAATTATGCTTCATTGTTATACACCCTTCCGAACGTGTACCGGGGTGCAGACGAAAATGCTCACGTTTGACTCCTTCTATCCACATATAATCACTAATACCCCAACCGTCAGGGTACAATGCAAACCATTCTGAGTGTTTAAAGATCGCACCGTTATGGTATTTATTATACATATCTTTTACCCAAGCCAGCTCTTTGGAGAAAAAGCCGCCTTCTCCTCTGGCTACAATCCAGTATCTTCCAGGTGGAAGCGGGCCACTCTTAGCTATATTCCCGCATCCTCCTCGGTTACGATAAACGCCTTCGCCCGAGAAAGCCATAAAATCCCCCACTCCTGGAAATATCAATGGGGAGTACTCCGCATCATTGAGGATAAATTTACCATTGAGAGCCATTACGCTTTCCTGTAAAAAACATAGGATTAATGCAAGTCATGTTAATCTTGCTCAGAAACAGGATTGATTATGATTAGACAGACATGTGAATTCTTTACATTAAATGCTTATTCTAAATGCAGATTATTTGTAACTATTTCTTTTTAAAAGAACAATTAATAGTGGTAAGTGTTATTTAACCCCCTGAAAATAAACTAATTTCAATTTGGGAAGCATTATTACATTCATTGAGAAATGTTTATACAGACTAACTGTCTGTTATTGTAACGGTGAAATTAAATGGATAATACTTCGTATCATTAGTTAAGTATCCGCTCTACCCAGCCCATTGCTTTATAATCAGCGTTACGCAATCCTATACGGTCTAATCAGTCTCATTCTCCGCCCCCTCTATACCTCTTCTCCATCTCATCCAGCGCCGCCTGGTTCTCCAGCCCCCACTGGTACATCTGCTCTATCGGCTCGGCAAAGGTCTTGCCCAACGACGTCAGGCGGTAATCCACTTTTGGTGGAATGACGTCATAGACATGCCGAGTGATAAGGCCGCGCTGCTCTAGTTCTTTCAGGGTTTGAAACAGCATCTTCTTGGAGATGCCTTCCAGGCTGCGCTGCAATTCCCCGGTGCGGGCGCGCTCGCCGGGCCAGTGGTAGAGCGCATGCAGCACCATCGTGCTCCATTTGACGGAGAAGAGATCCATCAGGCGTCGCGGGGGTGAATCCGCAAAGAACATCAGCTTACCGTCTACCCATGCAGGCAT